CAACCTTGTGTTCCTGGTCTTTCTAGTAATCTTTTAGCCTTTTTGTGTTCGTATGGTTTTATTCTATAATCAATTAATCCTGTGTCTTTACCATTTACACCTTCATATAATTCTAGATTCCAGTTTCTCATTGTACCTGTTTCTAATGCACGGTTAGCCATACTTATGCTATCAGGATATCCTGGCAAATAAATTATATAACCTTTATTTTCCATCTTTTATCTTTGCTATCTCTTCTAAAGTCTTGTGATACAAATCGTTAGGTAACCATTTTAGTTGTGCGGCTTTATATTTTATGTCATTCTTTTTATTGCCTTTGCCTGTGCTAAAAATATCATCTTTCTTTATACCCCAAGCATTCCATTTATACGGAATATTATTATATGGCAGATTGAAATCAACTTTCCATTCACGCACTACGTTTTTTAACACATCTTGATCTATATACCAATAGCACCCTTTTTCAAAACCTTCAATAAGCCTTGTTGCAAACAAATCTCTAAATTGCATACCATTAGGTCCTAGTCCTAATGTTAACGCACTTGCAATAAACACTGATGGATCTTTTGGCTTTGGCATGACTCCTACAAACTTTGTCAAGTCTCTAAACTTCGATTGATGAAAGCCATTACGAAGCACACTATCACAATCAATTTGTAATATGTGTGTGTCTTGATTTTTGAATAATTGATTAAGACGCATAAATCTTACACTTGCAAGATATGTACGTCTAGCAATATAATCTATGTCAGCAGTTTTAAATATACTCATTCCCTCACGCATTCTATGTTTATCTTTGCGTAAGTTTACATAGAAATCTTTGTTTACATCTTCCCAAGTATATGTAAATTTATTATGTTTAGTAAATTCTTTCAATACATTATGATTAATATTACCTTCATTAATAATATGAACGTGTACATGCATCCAACCTATTGTACCAAAAATACTTTTTGCAAGTGCATATCCATGTTTGTAAAAATAGTCGTAGTCACAACTAAAATATATTACATCTTGTTGATGTGCAGGAGAACATTCTCCTTGTAATGGGGGTAATCTAAACATCTGTTGCTATCCCTGGTCTGTATCCTATAATGGCATTTTTCTCACCTCTGCCTATTTTTCTTATCATTCTATAACCAAGTGGAGCAAGTATTTGTCTAATACTATCAGCATGTAGTCCATAACGTTGCGGATGATCTTTACATTCGTATAATATAATAGGCTTACATCTTTCAATAGTATTATATCCGCCTTGAGCTACAAAAGGTTCATAACCTTCTGCATCAATTTTTATAAAATCTACATTTTCTAAATTGTAAAAGTCTAAAGGCTTTACCGGAATATCACCTTCTCGTTGACTAGGGTGTACATGTGTGCTAAAACTTTTATTTGTAGTTTTTATTGAAACAAATTCTTCTCTTGCACCTAGACCTACAGGGTATGTTGTTACATTTTCAATATTACGTTTTTTCAAATTATAATCCATACATTCATAAATTTTAGGATGTATTTCAAATGCATGTACATGATCAAAACTTCTGCTCATTTGATATGCAGTAATACCTACATGAGCACCGACATCAACAGCAGTGCGCCATTTGGCACAATAGCTCATTGCAGTTACAAGTTCAATGTTTTGATAATTGTTTATATCTCCATTGCCTTGTTTTTTTGCACTTTTTAAACATATGTCGTTCTTTATAGAACGCCAGCCATCTATTTCATTATACATTATTCTCTACCTGATACTTAAATGTTATATTCCATGCAGTACCGTTTTCGTATTCTTTTCTACTAAACTGACTGTGTGCAATATGTTCAAGCATAGGTGTTCTATCAAATCCAAACTGTCCTTGCCAATGTTCAACTGCACTTTGTCCTAATACTTCAATTGGTTTACCTAAACATAATGCTTCAACAACTGCCATACTATGATACGTAATAACTTTTTTCGCATTTTTCATCATAGGCAAAATTTCTTGAAAACGCTGTCTACGTTTACCTTCTTTTTCTCTAATAACTAATCTTTGTGACTGACCATCATAATGCCTTACTGTATCTGTACGCCATGTTTGATAATCCTGTCCTAAGTATTTAAAGATATTACTATTGTTAGGCATCACTAAAAGGTTGTAATCTCCTTCTTCATTCCAGTCTTGCCATAACTTATCGTCCATTTCTAAAAGTCCAATTCTGCTTTTACCTACAGCAGGACGTACTTTTGTATTTTGTAAAGAATTATAACTAATTCTATAATACACTGGAGTCTTATGTCTATGGTTACCTATGTAACCGTTATCTATATGGAAAAAATTAATGCGTCTATCTCTTGATATAGCATCAAACACCCAATCATCAAAAGGATGACTAAATGCTAAAAATCTGTCTAGTTGAATATCTTCTGGTCGTTCAATTGTTATTGTATCGTAGTTTCTATATAAGTCTATAAAAAGTTGTCCGCGTAATCTTTTTGAATTAGCTGGTACTTGAAATTTATAAGCTGGCATCTTCCATACCCGCAACTCTTAATTTAACAACGTTTGTAATTTGCCATTGTTTTTGATCAAGACCTTTTAACAAGCCTAGCCATTTGTTACGTAGTAGTGCAAACTCATTAATAATCTTTTCATAGTCAACTACGTCTGCTTCGCCGTCAACATACTTCTCAACATCTCTGCTAGACAAAGCACGTTGATAATTTTCAAGATATTTTTTGAAAAATGAACTACGCAGTCTGCGTAGCTCAATATTTAGGTAATTAAGAATAGCTTCGATTTCTTGGAGTTGATTAAACCTATGTTCAACAATGCCGGGCATTTCTGCCGCGGCACGTTCAACGTTGCCTTTCAGTTTTACTTCACCTCTGGCTTCAATTAATTGATCTTCAAAGAACTTAATTGCTTCGGGTATTTTGTTTATATCTCTAGCTACTTCAGAGTAATATCCCATTTAATCTTCCCAATCGTCTTCATCATCCGGATCTTCTTCATCAAGATCTAGATAATAATTAATTGCTTGATCTAGAACATCGCAACTTCCTAATGCATCTCTAAATGTTTGATCATCTGCTCCGTAATCAGCACATGTATCTACATAAGTTTCTGCAACAGTCTCGATAGTTTTCTTATCAATACTATCTTTAAACGTGTTCCACATATCCACAACTAAACTGCTATCCATAACATTTACTCCTGTTCGTTAGTAACTAATTCAACCGCTTCTTCAACCGGCTCGTCATCTTGGGTATTTACCACAGGTGCAGTTTTCTCGTTGTATTCTGACATAATCATATTCATCTTGTCAGGTTCCATCCATGCCTTACGATAATCAAGATGTTCTTCACCTTTCAAGTCAACATATTTTAGTCTGTTGCCTTGTTTTTCTAACAAGCCTTTCTTTTCAAACAGTTCAATAAGGCCACTGTAAGGATTCATTCCAGTTTCATATGGAATCTTAACTTGCACACCTTCAAAAGGTTTAGCATATCTAGTTTTCATTACCTTACATCCAGCTCTGATACCACGTACTTCTGATATCTTATTACCGCCTTCGTCTTCTTTTAATTTAAGTTTTTTCATTGCTACAACAATACTTGAAGCATAGATAAAACCTTGACCACCACTAATCTTATCATCTGGATCAAACATATCCTGCGATGCATAAGTGTGGTTAGTACATACTAGTCCTACATTGTAACTACCAATCATATTAACTGTGTTACGTACTAGTGCTGTCAACTGCTTAGGCTTACGACCCATGTCACCTTTCATATCACCTTTTTGGAACTGATCCATATCAGTAGGTGTAAGCAACATACCTAGTGAGTCAACTACAAACAATACTTTCGGACGATCTTCTTCAGCCATTGCTTTGTAGTCTGCCATAAATGTTGATATTGTTTTTGCTACATCATCAATCATTGACATGTTAAGTTTAAGAAGTTTATCTTCACTTGTATCAACGTCTAATGCTTGTAGCCATGTTTCATCAAGTGCGTTCTCTGAGTCAATAAGAACTACAAAGATACCTTGATCCTGTGCGTGTTTTACAATGTTACCTGCACAGAAATAACTCTTTCCTGCGCCTGATTCACCTGCAAACACTGTTACTTTACCTAGTGGCACACCTTTGTGAAAGTCGCCTGATACTAGATAATTTAGTGCATATGAGCCTGTGCTAATCCAATCTGTAGGATCATTAAAGCCACTACTCATACCTGTTATACTTTTTGTTAGGTCCTTTCGGAACTTACTAACATCAAATGATTTAGCCATAGTTTCTCCTTGTTAAAAGCTAGTAGGGGATTGCTCCCCTACGTAATCTGTTTATTTTATGATTGACGTGCTCTAATCATTGACAAAATGTCTTCAGCTTTACCTGACGGTGCAGGTGTCTCTGTAGCCGGAGCCTCTGGAGCAGTTTCTGCTACTGGAGCAGGTGCCGCTTCTGGTGCCGGTGTTGGAGTTGCTGGAGCCGCCGGTGGTGTAGCTGGAGCAGGAGTTCCTGCTTTTGCTTGTGGATCACCTGTTCTTGCCGCCATTCCCGCAGGACGGAAATATTGACCAAAACGGTCCATGTCGTATGCTTCACCATCAACTGATGCTTCGAACATTTCCTTCATAACTTTTACTTCAACTTCTGAAGGTTGTTTTGGAAGGAAGTCACTCATGTTAAACAAGCCATTTGTTTCAATCGCTTTCATTTCAACATCGTTTAATGGACGCTCTCTACGTGCCCAATTAGAAGTTGAATAGTCTGCATATCCACCTTTACTTGTTTTATTAAGACGGAAGTCTACACCAGCAGTATAATCTGTTGGTAGTTCTTCCATGTCTGGATCCATAAGTGCCTGTTTGATAATTTGGAAAATCTGTGGCCCAATAATAAATCTACGAATTGGATTCTCTGGAGTAGAATCTTCATTAAGTGCATTTTCCGTTACAAAACCTTGGAATACATATGAACGTTTCTTCCAATATTTACGACCCATATCTTCAAGACTTGGATCTTTAAACCAACCACGTACTTCATTTAGAATATCACATGTTTGACCGTACATTTCCATACATGGAATTTGTACTTGTACAGGGCGTGAGTCTGTTTCACCTTTTATACCTGCAAATGGAAGTTTGATCATCAAACGTTCTTTCCAAAAGAAAGTGTTTGTATCATCACCGTCTGGAAGGAATCTAAGAGTTGAACTCTGTCCTTCTTGCATGTTCCAAAATGGGAAAATTGCGTTATCACCGCCTGACGAACGATTGCCGCCAGTATTTGCTTCTTGTTCTTTGAGCTTTGCTCGGATTTCTGCTAGTGTTGCCATAATATAAGCCTCCTTTAATTTTTGCCTTATAGCTGTGTTGTACTGCCTAAATAGTGCATTACTTGTTATATAATACACTAATCTATTTATAAAGTCAAGTCTTTTTTTGACTTTTTTTTGAAATTGGCTATCTTAGTCCTGCTAATTGCTGGATTCTAGCCATTTCTTCTTCTTGCCCTTTGAGTAATGTTGCCATTACTTGCTGAGCTTCATCAACCATCTCTTCACCGTACTGCTTTTGTACTGCTGTCAAGACCGCTGTTTCACCCTTAGGAAAGCCATTAGTTGTATAATCATAATAACTCTTAATGAACTCTTCTAGTGGAATCTCGTTCTTTTGCTTCAATTCGTCGCCGTTTCCTTTTGGACTAATATCGATTGTTGTAGCATCTGTATTATTTTCTCTTGCTTTTTCGTCATCTCCAAACATCATTTGGAATACTTTATAACCACCTAGCAATAATGCAACTACTGCGGCCGCTGGTAGAGCATACTGTTTACCCATTGCTACTACTTTGTCCAAATTTGGAATGTTATCTAATGCTCCTGCCGCCATATCTTTTAGTTCGTCTGCTGTATTTGCTACTTTAGTACCAGCATTCTTAATAACTTCACCTGCTTTTTGCATTGCATCGTCTGCTTTACCTACAAGCTCGCCTGCTCCTTTTACTGCATCAACTCCAGTACCAACAACGTCAGCCGCGCCTTTTGCTAAATCCATTGTGTCTTGTGGATTAGTCGCCGCTACTGCGCCAACTCCTGCTTTAACTGGATTCTTAGCTGACCAACCTAATATGTTTTTTGCACCTTTCATCATTCCTGGTAATACTCTAGGAGCAACTGTTCTTAGTGCCGCACCTGCCGCTGGTATTAATAATCCAAGTAATGGTAGTGCTTCTTTCAACTGTTGATCTTCTGCTGTCAGTTCGTCTGTACGTTTGCCTAAAATCTTTTCTGCATTAAGTTTGCTCATTGTAGTTTTATACTTTTTACCTGCAAACATAAATTCTTTATCACCTTTAGATGCCGCATCAGCCGCACACTGTTTAAACTTTTCCCATATAGCTTGTTGTTCTTCTGCTGTCATCATTTGTCTTTCCTCTGGTCCTTGTTCATGTTTTGATTGTGCAATGATTGCATCTAGTTTTTCAGCATATGCTGTTTGTGGATCAACAACTTCGTAATTATATTTTTCTTTATCTTTCTTTGCCATGTACTCCTCAACATCATCAGGATCAAATCCCAATTTTTCACATGCATGATCAAAAGCATCTTCTGGTTCCATTCCTTTATCTACTAAATCCGCTCTCATTTTAGAAATCATTGGCAAGTGCTTTTCCATATCTGCTGAATGTGCATCCATGTCTTCACCTAGTTTTTCTAGATCAACTTCTTGTACCTTATTTGCTTCACTTACAAGTTTGTATATGTAAGGAAATACACCTTTAAGTTCTTCGTTGAACTGTTTAATTGTAAGTTCGTCGATCCAAGAATTTGAAACATCTTCTGGAACTTCTTCTAGCACGGTTGTTTCAAAGTTCTCAAATGCTTCTTTATAATATGCTTTGCGTTGTAAAGACTCAAATGTCTTTTTTACTGTTGCTAATCTTTCATTTACAACGTCCATGTATCCTGCTAAACCTTCAGCCATTACACTTGAGCGATTCATGTATGTCTTAAATTTACGCAGTTTATTCATTTCTTCT